CCGAACTATAGTGTAACACATAAGTAAAACTTACTAACCGTCACATTTAGTCTTATCATTTTGTAACAAGCTTTGTTGTTGTCACGTTAATCTAAATATAACAAACTGGAAAATTCGTTTAAGTGTCCTGTTGTTGTTTATTACTTGTCTCTACTCATCATAATATCATTCACTTGTCTCCTTAGTTATTTCACTGTTTCTATAGTCTTTTATATCTGGTTAAGTTGTGTAAATAGAAATGTCAAGAAGAAGACCTATAAATTTCAAGAAAAAAAGTCCTCCTCTATATAAAGTAGCAAATCAAAAAGTTAATATTGATGGGAGACCGTCCTCATTCATTGATCTAATACATGATTCTGAGTTTGTTGGTGAAAACGTAGTAAACAGCAAATGGGATTATCATGAGGTTGTTCCTCCTCAGAAAAGCAACGCAAGAATCTTGAATTTCTCAGCTGCTGTGTCAGAGAAAAAAGACCTGTTATCGGTTGAACTGGAAGTGAAGAAAGTCAGATATGGAAAATCATCCTTGTCCAATTTTAGCAAGGTCTCGTTGCAGATACAAGAGGAGAAGAATTTCAAGAAGATAAGGCATGACATAGTTGCATCTGGAATAACCGGAAAGATGATGGAATCTGATGTAAAATTTAATGAAAAGTTCCCTGGGATGGCTGGAGAGGATGAGAGGTTATCTCCTGATTTCTTTTACGAGGACGATGACAAAATAGTGATAATGGAACTGAAAACTACTAAAGGAGGGGACATGCCTAGCATTTGTAGAGCAGCGCTAACCAAATACTTGATTCCGTTAAGAACTTACAAAGAAACACACAACATACAAAAGAAAATTTTCATGCATGCGATCGTTGTCTCAGAGAATAAAATTTTTACTTCCTTTAAACCAGTATCGGCAAAAAGTCTAGAGTCTCTTTGTGATCTGTTTTCAATCGGATATGCTACAGAAAACAATCTTAAGTCTCTTGGTGTAAAAATGACAGATTTAGAGGACGATTTTGAGAAGGAGATTCTCAATGTGATGAATAAAAACTCTTACAAACTGCCAGAAACAAATTCCAAGGCTAAGCTATCGGAAGAAATGATTGACAATTTCAGGAACTTTAATGACAAAACCTACAACGATTTACTTAGTAAAGAAATCGATGCTGCATACATAGAGACGTCTAACAGAATAAAGAAAGGTATTGAAATGAGTACGAATGCTCAAATAGGTAAGAAAGCATTTGAAGAATTTTCTAAGCAAGACCATGCTTATGATAAACCCGAGTTGGGTGATTTTTGTCCTGAGTACGGAAAATTGATTGGTCATGCATGGTACGATGGTAATAAGACAGTTGAGAAAGTACACAAGATGAAAAGTGTCATAAAATTTCCCCTAATCTCAAAGCCTCTCGTAGAGTCTGAGAAAAAGATACAGGATCTTAAAGAAGGAAATGGTGACTCTGCAACCTCAAGATTGTGGAACTCTGCGATAACAGACATACGAAAGAAGATAGTGATAGAGAAAACCAAAAATGAAAAGATCGAAGAGATAGAGCAAAAAGGGTACATGGGTGAGCTCATCAGGTATGCAGGAGGAGAACATAATGTTAAGGAAAAAGATAAGGAAAACAGGGCTTTGTCCCCAGGTGATATGGACAGAGTCCTTGAATGGAGAAAAAAAGAATATGATCAATCTAGGAAGAATAGGCTAGAGCTTGAAGAAGAAATTATGAAGAAGAAAGAAGAGTATAAAAGACTCAAAAAGGAAAACCAGGCCTTTTCCGAAACCTTAGATTATGAATCTCATGAACAAGCTGTGAATCTTAAGAAAGCAGCAATAGAAAGAAATCAAAACTCAAGAGTTAATGTCGAGATTGCTTATCCGGACAGGATTCAATTAGCAAAGAGAGGTTTCCAAGGGAAAGAATATGAGCATTTTCCACAAATGATAGCACATAAGAGAAAAAGTCAGATTCCTTTTGACATCGATAAGACTGAGACGACTGACATAGCGGACTGCATCTCAGATTACCCATGGTGGTTTGAAACAGTTGATGAAAAGGCTACTTTCGTGGACGAAGAACTGAAAAAGATCTTTAATGATGCTCTGAAAGATTGTCCTAAACACACTGGAAAGTTTTATGATGTACCACAGAAGGAACTAGACAACTTCTCAAAAACTAGGATAGCACATTTTTTAGGAGCAATAGATAGAGTTGTTGAAGAAGTGAACATATCATTAACGCAATATTGTGCCAAAGATGAGTTAATAATGAAGAAAATTGGGAAGTTTGACATGTATCTTTTGATCAAACCTACAGCACCTGACAAATCAATCTTTTACTCGATAATGATTAATAAAAATTCAGTCGAAAAAGAAAAATGGGGTAAAGTTTTCATACACACTCTTCCTTTTAATGAAGACTATGTGATCACAGAAATTTGCTCTTTGCAGAGAAATAGAATATCTCATCTGATTTTCTCGAGAGAGACCATTGCTTCAATATGGGCAAGTTGGCTGGAGATGTCTAAATCAATTTTGGAAAACTCAAACAGAAATAATCGAGTGAAAACTGCAATGAGACACACAATTGGTTCAATGCTCTTTGATCTTGAAACAACTGCTAAAGCTTCTGAAACTTCTCTCCTTGCAAGATACATGTACATGGAGGCCACAAATGAAACACTCCATCCTAAGAATATAGCAAAAATATGTGAAAAGTTTACCAACATGCCTAGGAGTAGATTTGTTGTGTTCATTATGAAAAGGATAATGTATGTTGCCACCTATATGAAGTATAACCCTCCTAAGTCATTAACTGTGAGTAGCCCGCTCAGTGTAGACGAAGAACTTTCTGAAAGAGCTTCAGACAACTTCTCTGGTGTTATCAGTTGGATAACCTTAGAAGAGTTGGACTCTTACAAGAAGATTCTTTTTGCTTCATACCTCGGCGTGCTGCGAAATAAAGATGAAGGAGACGTGAATCAAGGTAATTATAAAATATTTGAAAAGATATGTAGTGAGGAAGTGAAGCTGTCACAAGACGATTTCGAGAATTTGGGGTTTAAGGATCAAGAAGAAACTGGAGGACATAGGTTTTCTCCTTCAGCTGTCATATTGAATGGAAAAGCTGTTAGAGATTATATAGGAAAGAAAAATGGGAGCTTCAGCGGTTGGTTTTATACACAATTCATGCGTACAATGCAGAAAAAAAGATGGGAGGAAATAGCAACGTTTAAAGCCTCAGCAGTAAAGACACCTACTTACATTTACGAAGAATGTTCAGAGGAAATGAATAGAAGAGTAAGAGCTCTAGAGGGTGTGATGGCTCTTCTGAGAAACAAGAATCCAGGAGCCTCACCTGCGTTTAGGAATTTAAGCACTTTAATCGATGCTTTAGGAACTGAGTATGAAAAAGCAGAGATAGAAAAAGTGAAAGATCAGTACGATCCATTGGTAGAACAGAATGATTCAAATTTTAGAGATTATTATGACTCTAAAGAAACTGACAGCACCAAAGGAAGAAGAACAAAAAGAGCAAACTATACTACTTCCTTCAATGAATCTCTTTATGACATGGTAGACAACATGGAAAGTCCTATGTTGGTTGCAATTCAGGCGATCAAGTGGATAGAAGACAGAGAAAAACATCTTAAGGAAAGATCTGATTATTTTGAGAAATTAAAAGAGAACCCTGAGTATGGAAAAGGAGGAGTCCATGCTAATCTGTTTAAGAAGCAACAAATAACAGGCCCTAGAGAGATCTTCGTTCTTGATATATTGTCAAGGCTTGTCATACTTTTTGTAGAAACTATATCAAGATTACTGTGTGCAGAGCTTCCATGGGAGATGTTGACCAAGGGAACTGAGAAAGTGAAAAGAACAGAAGAACACTATGCCAATGTGGAAGAGATAAAAAGAAACAACGGTTCTGATGCAGATATAACTAGCACTGACTCACTAGATAAAACCACATGGTGTCAGAAATTCGTCATGCCTTTGTTTGGCTCGTTATATTATGGAATTTTAGATCAAGAAGACGAGTTTGAAAGTTCAGTCTATTACCTGATATGTAGAGTTCTGAATTTAGTCGCAAATAAGAGATTGGAAATGCCCAAATCTATGCTAGACGATTTTTTAGATGCTTCTAAAATTGGAGTTAGATCATTTTCAGACCTCACAAACAAAATGAAAGATGAGTTTAGAGGGGATGTTAATACTCATGATCTATGCATGATCCATGAGACGGGTTTGTTTAATATAAGTAACATGCTGCAAGGAATACTGCATTACACTAGTTCTTTGTTGCACTCTGCTCATGCTTTGAGTATGATGAAAATATTCAAAAAGGTTAGCATGACGATGCTCACTAGGCTAAATCCAGATTCCTTCATTTACTGTCCAGTTACATTTAAAGTGTCTTCAGATGACTCTTCCTTTCTGCAGACAATAGCAATAAAAACCATAGGAAGAACAAGAGAAGCTATAAAAACAGATAGGATGAGAGCAGCCTTTGTTCTCACTTATAATTCTGTGCTGGAAGATAGGATGGCTAGACACTCATGCATGTTTCTTTCGGATCCTAAAAGCACCAGATGTAATTTTGCAGGCATAGAAGAGTTTAATTCTTTATGGATGGTTAGGAACACTTTCATTTCACCTGTAATTAAGTTTATCTATGCTTCTTTAAAACCTAAGGTTACCTCAGCTATGGAAGACAGAATAAGAACTTTTGCTGAATTAAGAAAACAGATAATGGAAAACTGTGGTTCGTTCTATCTGACAAGTTTTGTGATGATCTGTCAGTTTTTAATACATTACCGTTTGTTAGGTTCCAGATCATCTGACATGTTTAGTTTCTATAGTTCATTATTAGGATATCTACGCAACCCGTCTCTAGGATGGATGACTTTAGATCTAGCAAATTTTTGTGGCCTGTTCTCATACAACATAAACCTATCAAATTTAATGATCACTTCAGAAGCATGTAGACTGACAGCAAACTGGATCTATAAAACAAGAGGAACTGCAGTAACAGAAGATGGGAAGCCATCAATTAAGATAAGTCTAGTCATAGGTTCAAAAATAAGGTGGAGGAAGTTTCTGTTGAATCTGGGCATACCAACAAATTATGAGAGAATAGCAGAATCAAAACCTTGGATGCTGTTAGAAAACACTAAAACGACTCTTGAATCTGTCTTCAAGATTTATAAGAAAGCTTTGACTCCTAGCTCTTCTGAAGCATTTAGTTTTCAACCAGGAAGTAAAATGCATGCGGCCTCTGTTTATATGCTAACCCATGCTAGTATGAGTAAGAGAGAAAAAATTGACAACGAATGGACTAGCAGATGGAGTTCACTTATCAGCTTTTGTTTGGAAGCCGTTAGAGAGATTTATGACGTTAATAGAGTGCACAGGGACTTTGAAAAACATGTATACGTTGTAGACACTTCAACAACCATCGACGTAGACGTTAGTAAGATAAAAACTTTATTATTTCCCTCTTTGTCTCAGCAGGATGACATAACTGAAATTGCAGATCAGATGTCGTATGCGACCATAACAGAAATAGATAGACTCTCCACTAAGATGGTCTCTTTGAATTTACCAGCAATGACTGAGAGAAGTCCTATTTCATTTGCTGAAAACGTAAAAAGATTTTGGTTTCCGGGAGTTACCAAAGTTCATGGCACAAGAAGTGAACATTCGTATGCAAAGATTTTCTTTCAGAATCTATTTTACTGGTACAAAGATAGTTTTAAAGAGACGATTAGCAGCAAGGACTTTCCATTCAATGGGTGGATTACAATGTTCGACTTCATAAAATCACTAGATGACAAGACTCCTACAGTAAAAATTGCTAGTCCTGTTAGAAGAGGGCTAAATTTACATCTTACTGTGATGAATATGATGAAATTAAACTACGCTGATGGATATGCCTTAACATTTGAAAAGCTAAAATTTGAGAAGAACTCAAACAAGTTGGTTTCAGTGTCAATAATTTTGTCAAGATTTTTGACCAGTTATGAATGCATGTTGCCGGATTCTATTTATTATTTAGAACAGTTAATAAAAAGACTCAGGAACAACATCGAAGACGTGGATTTGCCTGATTTGTTAAAAGAAAGATGTTCAGACACTGAATTCATAACATTTCTGATAGTAAAGAGTTTAGCAGATCAGAGCGAGGGAAGATTAGAGCTTGAGGAGGTAAAAAATGTAATGTTTTATTTGCGTAAAGGAATGATAATTTTCTTCAAGCAAGAACAAGACTATAATCCTCACACATCATCTTATTCTGGTTTAGGAGTTTTAGGGCTAATAATAGATAAGTGTCACGCTGAAGTAACTATGATGGACAGTTATATTGTGTCTATAACGACAAACAATCAGGATGCTTTGGTGCAAGTTGGTAGAAAGTTGGCAAGAATCTTTAAAAAGATGAACATCGGATTTAAGAAATTTGATAGGAAAAGTTATAATTCACTTCGAGTTGACACTGTGTATTTTAATGCTGACGGAAGTAGTCTCTCAAGACCCTCCCTGTATTGCTTGCCTATAAACTTAGATCCCTCTTTAAGAACTGAAGAAATAAAAGGGGTGATAAGAGTTAAACTTATTTGGGGAAAAGGGCTTAAATTATATCAGGAGTTAAATTCAAGAAAGGTGACGATAGGTTTTTTACCAGCTGATAATCCATTTGAGATGGGAAGCTACATAGAATTAAAAGATATGCTTTCTTTCCACCCTTTGAGTAACCAATTTCTCAGAGGTGAACAGCTGGACATAGGTGCGGTACGCACAACTTTGGAGAGAACTACTAATCAATCCATTGGAGCTTTGAGAACAAAGTGCCTTGAAAACAAAGAAATCGTAAAGATAAGTGATAGTTTGAAAACCAGATATCATGAGAACTTGATAGCTATATACAATAAAAATCATAAAAATGTTGACACCTTTTGGGGAATGATGAAAGAGTCTCAAGGAAGAATTAACACACTTGTGCGAGATCTCAAGTTCGAAAAGTCTGAGATTGGCATAAAGGAACTGAACACCAAAATTGAAAGAGAATTAAAAACCTTAAAAGTGAGAATACAAAATTTCAAAGATAATTTGAGAGAACATTTGCTTCAAGGAACTATTAGATACGATCTTGCAAACGATGATGTAGAGAAAATTAATATGGAGGTTAGAAGATGGTGTTTATACAAATGGATAGTAAGGTTGAACATAGAGTGTCTTTGCAGAAAAGTCGGAGTTGACTCGAATAAACATTACAAAGAAAATATGAACTACTCTAAACTGAGGTTAAATTATGATGGAAATTTGCTATCTCTCAAGAAAAGAGAAAAACAGCTAATCAAAGAGCAAGCTAAGGTTAATGTCAAGGAAAATGTAATCAAAAAGAATACAACAATGTTAAGTCAAGAGACGAGTAAGGATAAATACTCAAAATTTATTAGAATGTATGAACTGAGAGATCAAGGCATGGATGATGAAGCTAAGAAAATTGAAGATGAATTGTATGCAACAGATTGGGCTCTGTCGGACGATTCAGATGAAGAAAGAGATGAAGATGTACTTTCTGAAGAGAACTTCAACGAGAATAGTGCTGAAGTCACCACCTTAACAGTGAATAGCCCTTGGAGGTTTTGGGATGATTTCACTAGAGACTTAGAGAAAACGCCGGGTCAACTAAGAACCATCACAGAATTAGTCTATCATTCTGATAGTTTGTTTAGAGACCAATATTCATTGAGTCTTCCTATGTACGATGACTTGAACGAGAAGTTAGTTTTCGAATACTATTTGTTATTAATAAAGTATTTTATGAATCTTGACCATAGAGAAGCGAACACAGCTTGCATGGCCATAGCTATGTCTTCAATCATGTCTTATTCAGAAGATGCTAGCGCCTCAGATGGAGAATCACTAATCTCGAGTACAATTAACAAGCTTGATATGACCATGATAATGGAAAAGAACATGGGATACTTTATAAGTGCTATACCAGAAGTTGATGAATCATTCGCAAGATCTTTAGAAGAAGAGAAGTCAAAGCCTGTAAATCTTTACGAAACAAATTTACCAGAGTACTTCAAGAGCAGGAAAATGTTTACAGAGAAAGACATTGCTAACAGAGAACAAGCTTTAGAAGTTTTGGGCGCATCTAGAGTAAATATAGATTCTGATCAAAAGGCAATATTGGCTTTATTGTGTGATAGAACAATTTATCGAGAGATAAAAAGAGAAGAAAACACTTACGAGATAGATCTTGACAAAGAGTTATATGACGCTTGAATGCTGACGATGCCTTTTACAAAAAACTTGAATCTTGAGCAACGATTTCGAATATCAACAACTTGATGGTATGTTCTCTATTTTGTAATACGATTGCATCTTGAAATTCGGTCCAGT